CGAGTATATACAGACCAAGAGGCTAATCAATACGCTATGTCTTATGCTGCTATTGATGCAGGCATTGAGTTTGCAGCAACTGCAGCTATGGGTAAAGCCTTTAAAGCAGTAGCACCTAAAGGTATGATTGCAAAAGCTATTAGTGCAGGTGTTGGTGATACTGTTAAAACCTTTGATAGAGGTATTGGTACAACTGTTGCACAGATGGCTAAGAACTCTATTAAAGCTGGTGTACCTGAACTCTTTGAAGAGGGTTTGCAAGATGTAAATGAAAAGGTACAACATAACCTAACACGTAAAGATAATGACCTAGAGGGTTATTATAGCGTAGGTGATATTGCTATAGGTTCGCTAGATGCAATGAAACAAGCGTTGCCAGCGGTAATAGGGTTTGGTGCTATTGGTGGTGCGGTAGGCGGTGTGCGTACTGCAAAGGCTTTTCGTGATTTCCAAAAGCTAACACCAGAGCAACAACAAGCAGCTATCATCGCAGAGCAAAATCGCAATGGTGCAGTTATTATGGATAATGTTCGTAAGGATAGCACTACCAATAAAATCGCAAAAGAAAACCCTGAACTATACGGAAAAATCGTACAAGCACAGGGTGATAAGGTTGGTGTGTCTACTCAATATGTAGATGTAGCTGAATTAGTACAATCTGAAAACGGACAACTTGCAATACGTGATATGGTCGATAACGGCTTAGTAACACAAGAGGAAGTCAAAGCTGCTATAGAGGCTGATGCACCTGTTGAAATTCCTATTGGTAGTTATGCACAAGTATCTATGAACTTATCCGATGAAACTGTAGAGGCATTGAAACAAACCTCATACTTTACACGTGGCGGTATGTCATTAGCTACCTTAGAACGTGCAAAGCAAGAAGTAGATGTAGCTAAATCTGTATTGAAAGATGATACCTCTAAACGTGCGGAACGTATCAAAGATGATATTATCCGTAATGAATTTGAGGGTGCATCTGATATAGATCGTGAAGTACTTAACGAGGTATTATCTGACCCTACAAACATTAAGCGTAACTACAATAATTTGCTACATACCTTGAAAGAACAATATAGAGAAACCTATGCAAGTGATTTTGACAATGCAGATAAATCTATCAATGATGCGGTAAGTACTGGTATTGAACCACAATGGCTAATTGATTATAAAGCTAACAATGGCGGTAAAGCACCACGTACAAATGCAGAACGTAGACGAGTAGCTTATGAGTATAGCCGAGCGACTACAACGGCAAGCCTTGATGGTAATGCTGATGCATTAGCACAATCTGATGCACATTATGCAGATATGGAACATATGCTAATGCAGATTGAAAGCCTAGAGGCTATGAAAGATAAAGTCTTTGAATTGGCGAATAATGACATAGCATTACGGATGCAATTATCTAAAAGTGGATATGATGTATACAATGAAGTAGTTAAGGCTATTAGCGAAAGCACGAATAGAAAACAACGTGAAACTGCAAAAGCAAATGCATTATTGATGGCACAACACGCTGATATAATGGCACAATACATGCGACAAATGGGCCGTGATGGTTATACTGCTATGGATTATTTCCGTGATAGCGTGCGTATCAACATGAATGCTAAATTAGGAGAAAAAGTCGGATATGCACAACCACTAAATATTGATGTTGACTTAAATCACAGATTACAAGTTGTTGATTTAACAAATCTCCAAACCAATCTGAAAACAGAAAAAGACATAATAGATTTATTTAAAAATACACCACCACAAGCGGTTATGATTGAGGATGGTAATGTTATTGTTTTACCGCCTGATGATATTAATGGTATTAAACATATTCCATATGGTACACAAAAAGGTAAAAAAATAGCAAATAAAAAAAGAAGAATTGTAGAAGATATTGCGAATATATTGCAACATAGTGTATTGATTGATAGCTCACCTAATAATAAAATTGGTAAATCAAAATCTGGCATGAGCGCTAATCAACGTAAATCGCAAAATAGAAAAAATACTATTGTTAATTACCACAATTTACTATCGGCAATTCGTATTAATGGAAATTATTATGCAGTTAGATTTGTAGCAGAAGAAAAACAAGGACATTTAACAGTAGACCCAAGAACAGTTTATTTATACGATATAATTATGCAAAAAAGCAGTACTACTAGTCGTCCGACTCAGAGTGGCAATAGCCAAGCGGTCGGTCAAATGACCAGTAGTACTGCTTTTGATACTATAAGTATAAAAGATATATTGAATGGGGTCAAGGACGGAAAAGGTGTTTTATATGTAGATAATAATGGAAATGGCAATTATTACACACAAACATATAATCAATCAGCATGGCATGGTTCACCACATGATTTTGACACATTTGATTTAGGTGCTATTGGTACTGGTGAGGGTAATCAAGCACATGGATGGGGATTGTATTTTGCTAAGAAGAAATCAGTATCTAAGAATTATCAAAAGGTATTGTCTAAACGATTAGGAACTACGAGCCCAAAATTATTTAAAGTTGAAATTCCAGATGAAAAAACAATGCTTGATGAAGATAAATATTTCAAAGAGCAAAATAAAGATGTTGTTAACCGAATAGTATCAGCAGTTAACGATTTAGATATTGATAAACGTAAATCTTTATTGTCTTACTATAAAGAACATCCAGCTTATCCTGTTAATAAAGAGTATGAAAAAATACTAGGCAAAATACAGAGCATAAATCAAGATAGGGAATATATAACTGATGCTCTAGTAAACAATGTAAGTAAAATAAAAGAAAAAATTGCTAGAGAAGCTGCTGCTGAGTACGGATATAACTTTGACGAGTTGAAAGCGGATAATACATTTGAAATGGCTAAAAAGCTAATAGGTGAAATTAATGAAAAGTTATCGGCACTAGAAAAAGAGAAAGAAGTTGAGGGTGCAAAAGAAAAAATAAAAGAAGATAAAATCTTGGAAAGTATCGGTGATACATTTACAAAAACACCATATACAGGAAGAGATGTTTATGTTGCATTGTCAAAAGCATTTGGCGGTGATAAAGGTGCATCTGAATTTTTAAACTCAACTGGCGTTAAGGGCATTACCTATGATGGATATACAGATGGACGATGCTATGTAGTGTTCGATGATAAAGCAATCAAAGTCATTGAAAAGTACAACCAATCAATAAACGGCATGACCGAAATCATGAAAGATGGTGAACGCATTATCAGCATTTTCAAAACTGCAGATAGAAGTACATTCTTACACGAGATGGGTCATGTTTTCTTTGATGATATACAAAAATTAGCATCTATGGAAAACGCACCTGAGCAACTTGTAACAGATTGGAACAAGTTGAAAGAGTGGAGTGGTTGGGTTGATGGTGAAAACGTAGATAATACCAAAGCACACGAAAAATTTGCACGAGGTTGGGAAAGCTACTTGCGAAGTGGTGAAGCACCAACAAGTGCATTGCAAAGAGTATTCCGTCAATTCTCCAAATGGTTGACATATATTTATCGTAGCGTTCAACGATTAGGTGGTGAAGTACCAACTGATATTAAAGATGTTATGGCACGTATGATCGCAACCCAAGAGGATATTGAGGCTTATGCAGAACAACAACAGTTAGACCAGTTTGAGAAAACCGAACTCTATAAACAGTTATCTGAACAAGACCAAGCACGTATGCAGTCCTACATCGCTGATGTTAAGGAAAAAGCAAAAGAACGTGTGATGCGAAAACTCATGAAAGAATTGGACAATAGACCAATTAAAGAATGGGAAGAAGAAAAGGATGCTATCCAAATTGAAATCGAAAAACGATTGATTGAGCAATATCCTATCTACAAAGAGCATCAACGATATAACGTGTTTGGTGAGGGTGCGTTGAAAGATACACAGTACAACTCTATTGAAGAGTTGGAGAAAGTGGAAGTAGAACAAGCTGGTGCTACATTTAACGATGCTATCAATCAAGAAATGGACAATGCGAAAGCAGAGTTTATGAAAGATAACAATGCAGACAAAACCAACGAGCAAATAGCAGAAGAAATCTTGCTTAGTACACAAGGTCAAATGAGATTAACCGAAGAAGAAAGTAAGATTATTCAAAAGTCTACTAATCGTGAACTAGCGAAGAACTGGGAATTGTTAGAGCGTATTCGTAAGCTAGACCCTAATGCAGAAACTATTGATACAGAGTTAATTGAAATCGAAAAAGAGGTTAAGCCTACTAAGTACGATGAATTGAAAGCCGATAAGAAAAAAGTAGATGCTGCTTTGACTGATACTACAAAACAGTTAGAAAAAGCAGAAGATCGTATCAAACGATTGGAAGATGCATTGCAAGACCGCATCAATAATGTACGTTCTATTCGAGGTGCTGGACTTGGTACTATTTCCGATTACATGAATAGAGCAAGAAAAGAATTAGGTGAACTACCTATCTCTAACGCTATTCAGTTTAAAACGTATCAGAACAAAGCGGTAACTGCTGGCAAGAAAGCTGATAGAGCATTGGCAGGTGGTAAGGTCGATAAAGCACTAGGATATAAACGTGAACAGATGCTACAACAAGCAAGGGCAAGAGTAGCGTTTGAAAACTTTGAAAAGTCGAAGAAGTTGCGATTGAAATTGAAACAACAATTACAACGTATGACTAGACCTAAAAACCCTATTGCTATTGAACCTAATATGCGTTATTTCTACGCACACATGGCATACCAAATGGGTTTAACTAAGTACGATGGACTAGCACCTACTGATGGTTTTGATATGAACACAGTATTATCCGCACTTGATGTGGATGCACTCATTCTTAACCAACAATCTATGGTTCAATTACAACCTTGGATAGCGGAACTGTTCTACTCTAAAACACCTAAATCTTTCAAATCAATCATGATGAATGAGTTGGAAACCTTGGAAGAACTCATGACTGGTATGTACAAAAATGGTAGAAATGAGTATGAGGGTACAACCATTCTAAACAATAAGGGTAAAAGCATATCGTTTGAAAATGCAGTACAAGAAATTATCGGTGAGGCTACAGAAACATTTGGTAGTGCAACTGGTGATGTATTCAACATCTTGAATAACCAAACTAAAACAGATGCAGTAAGCGGTAAACTATATGGTTTCCACTTAGCATTAATGAAAGTTGAAACATTCTTACGTAGAATGGGTGGCGGTAAAAATGGGTTCGCAGTTAAATATATCTATGACCCAATCAGTAGAGCAACGCAAGCGTTCAATGAACGTAAAGAAGTATCTATGCGTAGATTGGCAAAAGATGTAGGAATATATTCCAAACGTGAATTATTCAATATGCGTAATGACCACTTATACACAGTTGGTAACTTGTACGGCTTAACAAAAGAACAACTTATCATGATTGCCCTTAACTGGGGTACTGAAAGTAACAGACAACGTGTAATGGAAACCACAAAAGCAAATGAGGTTGAAATTGAACGTGCGTTCCAAGAACACATGACTGATAAGGACTGGGAATTTGTAATTCGCACATGGGATCATATCAATTCATTCTTTGATGAGAGAAGTCGAGTACAAGAGGAACTTTACGGAAACCCATTAAAGAAAGTAGAGGGTTTATCTTTTACTATCGGTGGTAGAAATATCGAGGGGCAATATTTCCCTATCGTATATAACCCTAAAGTAAATGCATCCGTAAGTGATAACCAAGTTGAAGATATTGCAAAAACTATGGTGAGTAGCAATGCAGTATGGGGAACTGGAATGAGCGCTACTAAATCACGTTTAGATGTAGTTAAAGATAAATCTCTATTGCTTGATTTTGATGTAATTCCTAATGCTATCACAGAGGCTATTAACCACGTTACAATGCGTAAAGCTGTTACTGATGTTAATAAGTTAATCTCTAATCGTGAACTACAAAACTACATTGTAGATAAATTTGGTGCAGACACTTACCAATTCTTACGAACTTGGGTTCGTGATAACTGGCAAGATGAGGCAGCTAAAACAAACGATATTGATAGACTTATTCTTACATTGAAAAAGAATACATCAACCGCAGTAATGGCTGGTCGAGTATCGGTAGCATTACAAAATGCGTTGAACATTCCTGTTGCATTCTATCGTATCGGTGTAGGTAATACCATTAGAGCCATCAATCATGCTGGTATTGGTTTTTACGGACACGGCACAACTACTTATAACAACACTAGAGATTTTGTATTAGAACACTCAATATTCATGCGTGAACGTGTACAAACTTTAGATAAAGACTTGAAGCAAGGCTTATCTATTGGTGGTAAAGGTTTGCGTTTAGGTGATACAAATGTTGGTGGTTATAAGGTAGAACAGTTAGCCGACATTCGAGATGATATAAATCAAATGGGTTTCAGATTACTTACAGAAACAGACTTTGCATTATCCATTCCTGTATGGAAATTTGCATATGATCAAAAGCAAGCGGAACTAATTGGTAAAGAGGGTGTAAGTCTTGAATGGATAGAACAACAATCAATCGAAGCTGGCGATAGAGCAGTCAGAGATATATTCGGTAGTGGTGATACAAAGGATGCTGCTGCTATTCAACGTTCACGTTCTACATTCACTCAATTATTCGTTCCGTTCTATTCCTACGCTAATACTTTGTATAACATCATCACAGAGGGCAACTATGCACGTAAGGATAATGGCGATTATGCAAGGTTCGTTAAAATGTTATGGTGGACATTGATTTCACAAGCTATCGGTATGATGGCTTACAAAGCCTTAACGAATGGCGATGATGACAAACCAGAAGATTTGGCTAAGTCATTTATCGAGGAATTAGTTTCACAAGGTACTATGGGTGTACCAATCATCCGTGATATGTTAAATATGGCTATGAAATACATTCTAGGTGATAGACCATTTAATAAAGGTAATAGTGTTATGGCTTTGAGTATCGTTGAGAAATTCTACGATGTTGGAAATGCTATTATCAATGATAAAAAAGATGGTGTTGATTTAGGTAGAAGTCTTAGTCAGTTAGCAAACAGAGCAACTGGGTTTAGTGATACTGTTACTGACGGCTTATGGACATTAGCTAAATATGCGTTCACCGATACCGATGCAGCCTTAGAAGATGTAATCATGGCTATTGTATTTGACCGTAGACTTAAAACTAAAAAAGATAAAAAGAAACATTGATAAATAAGGACTATCCATAATGGGTAGTCCTATTTATATACAACTGAAAGGGGATGTTAAATTGACACCAGAAGTACTTAGACCATCTGTAACGTATCAATGCGATGGGGTAAATAAGCGTTTTATTTTCCCTTACGATTTCGTGCAAATCGAGGATATTCGCTTAACTGTGGTTGACCTAGATGGCACAGAGGAAGTGCAAACACACAACATCGCATATGATGAAATGGATAAGGCTATTATTTATCCTAACGATGGCGATGCATTGGCCAATGGCAAGAAAGTTATCCTTGAACGTGTTACACCAATTTCACAAGATACAGATTTACCTGATGAGTACCCATTCGAGAATATCGAACACTCCACAGATAAAATCATTATGATCTTGCAAGAAATGAAAGCAGAACTTAACCGCAGTTTAAAGGTAAGACCACATAGCGATGAGAACCCTGACGATTTAGTGAAATTGATTGTTGAGCGTTCCGTGAAAGCTGCAGAAGATGCAATAAAAGCGGTAGCAACGATTGAGGCTAAAACCGATAAGGTGGCTACTGATTTAGACACAATCAGTCAGTTAAACGCAGAAATCAAAGCATTGGCAGAACGTGCGGAAACTGCCGCTGAGAAAGCCGAGCAAGTATCATACCCTAACGCTAAAGGGTTAGTAACAAAAGCTGATGCGGATGCAAAATATCAGACTAAAGATAGTTTAACGGGTATCGTATCTGTTAAAGACTTTGGGGCGGTTGGTGATGGTGTAACTGATGATACCGCAGCATTTAAGAAAGCTAATAATAATTTAGAGAACAAAATCTTATTTGTACCTACTGGCATTTACAAATTGAATGAACACATCACATTTAACACAGTAGGTTCTGTAATGGATATGGGTACATATAGCAATATTAAGCCGTTCTATCCTACAGAAACACCAATGCTTAAAGGTGCTAATAATATTGCATTTGTAAAAAATATCCAGTATAGCGAAGAGGTCAACCAATGCCAAGGGTTTACCTATAACGATAAAAAGAATGTATTCGTATTAGCGTGTATCAATAGCGATGGTACAACTCAAATATTATATGAATTGAATGCTGACACATTGGAAATCGTAGCCACATATAAATATAATGACCCAGACAAAATGGGGCATTGTAATACGATGTGCTACAACAAAAATACCAATAAGATTTATTTGGCCAATGGGTTAAAAAATGGTAACAACCTAACAGTACTTGATGCGGACACAATGCAATATGAACGCACTATTACATTGAATGAACGTGTATTTAATATTGCCTATGACCATATCACACGCACTTATGCAAGCATAGTACCTATTAGCGGTAATAAACGTGTTCGTCAAATTAACTTGTACAATGATGATTTCGTGAAAATGAAATCATATCAAGTCGATTACCAATACGATGATTTTAATAACAATGGTGCTTTCATGTTAAATGGATGCATCATGAGTGCTACTTTAGGAAGTTTAGTTGAATGTACTCCATTTGGTACAGTTAAACAAATCATCGAGATTAACCCTAAGACTGAAATTGAAGACATTGCAACATCTAAAAACGGCGTA